ACGCCAACGACAACGAATTACACCGCGGCGCAAAACATTGTGTTTTCGGTTTCAACCGCCGGTGATTTCACGGCGAATCCGGGGAATACCATTTTCACATATACCGGCGCGTCGGCAATAACGACAAACATCATTTTGGAAATTGACGCCGTGATCAACACGATCGATCCGGTCTTGAATACGTTCCGGGTTAATTTTAACAAAAACGGAACAACGATTTCAACCGCCGCCGATGTTGTTTCATATACACCGGGGTATGCCACAATATTGATTTTGTCGGTGAACAACATCACAATCAATCCAACGGATTATTTTTCGGTTGAAGTTAGCGCCAATGTTAGCGATTACACAATCAGTACGGGAACATTGTTTCAAATAGAAACAACAACGCCGGGCCTGGTTTCGGTTGCGTATGGCGATACGATCGCGGTCAACGACACCATTCCGAAAGGTATTTTCCAAAAGGAATTTTTTTCGTCCATTGTTAAAATGTTTAATTTGTATGTTTTCGAAGATTACGAAACGGATAAAAAATTGAAGGTTTTACCATTCGTCACATTTTACGAGGATGCCACATCCGTGGATTGGTCGTTGAAAATCGATCGGTCGAAGCCGATGCGAATCAAACCGATGTCGGAATTAAATTCCCGTTACTACAATTATAAATACAAGCCGGACAACGATTTTTATTCGGAAAACTATCGAAAGAAATTCAATGAAGGGTATGGCGATTTCATTTTCGACACGGGTTTTGAATTCGCAAAGGAAACACAATCCGTTGAATTGATTTTCGCCAATTCGGTTTTGACAAGGATCACCGGGGTGGATAAAACGATATCGTCAATTTATAAATTGTCGAATGAAAACACAAAGGAGGATCGCATTGATTCGGTGATACGGATCATGCAAGCGCAAAAAATCACCGGGGTTTCGTCATGGGCCATCAAAAACGGCGGCACAACATTGGGATCGACAACGGCGTATTGTTACGCCGGACACCTTGACGATCCAACGACGCCAACGTTCGACCTTTGTTTCGCACCGCCGCAAGAACTATCATTCACGATTTCCAATTATACGGCAAACAATTTGTTCAACAATTATTGGTCGGCATACATGGCCGAAATCACCGACAAGGATTCCAGGTTGTTGTCATGTACCATGAAATTGGCGTTCAAGGATGTTTATAAATTGGATTTTTCCCGGTTGATTTGGATCGATGGCGTGTTGTACCGGTTGAACAAAATCAATGATTTTAACGCAACGAACGAGGATGTATGTTCCGTGGAACTTTTAAAAATAATTAATCGAATTTATTAATCATGGCGGATCAAATTAAGATAAAAGCGAAGTTAGAATACGACACATCATCGGCGGAAAAGTCGGCGAAAGACGCGCAAGACCAAATAAAGAAAACCGGAAAGGCGGCGGAGGGAGCCGGTGAGGATGCCAAAAAAAGTGGTAGCGCATTCGGCGGATTGGGTACGGCATTAAAGGGATTAGGCATTATTTCCGTCGTTGAAGGCGCGTTCGGAGTGTTCAAGGAAACCCTTGGCAAAAACCAGGTTGTGGCGGATTTGATGACAACCGCGATGAACTTTTTAACGCGTGCATTCAGCGATTTGATTTCGTTCCTGCAAAAAAACGTTGGATCGGTCATTGATTATTTCAAAAGCATTTTTAGCGATCCTAAACAAGCCATCATCGATTTTGGCGATGCGATACAAAACAATTTGATTGAACGATTCAATTCATTGTTGGAGGTATTCGGCTATTTGGGAACGGCATTGAAAAACCTTTTCACCGGTGATTTTGACGCGGCCATTGAATCGGTCAAAAGCGCGGGAAAGGAAATGTTGGATGTTGCAACCGGAATCGATGACACATCCGGAATCATTGTCAAGGCCGCCGAGGCCGTGGCGGATTACGCCGTTGAAACATACAACGCCGCCGCCGCACAAACGGCGATGAACAATTCGGCGGAACTTGCCGCGGCAAATGCAGCGAAAAACGCCGCCATTTACAAACGTTTGGCGGAGGAACAACGCCAAGTGCGCGACAATGAATTCGCGTCCATTGCCGACCGATTGGCAGCCAATACAAAGTTGGGCGAAATTTTAAACAAGCAATTGGCGTTTGAATTGCAGGCGGCTCAATTGAAGGTCGCAGCAGCGCGCAATGAGGTTGCGGCTACCAATGGATCAAAGGAGGCCAGGTTGGCGTTGATCGCAGCGGAAACGGAATTGGAGGGTAAACGTGAGGAAATCGCCGGGCAAAGGTCGGAGCAAATCCAAAACGAACGATCATTGTTGAAAGAACAAATCGAAATGATCAAATCGGCAAAAGAGGCCGAAAACGTTTTGGCATTCGAAAGGCGCAAAGCAATTGCGGATTTGATCACGGATGAATTGCAAAAGGCGGAAACATTGAACGCCATCCGACAAGAGGAAAAAACGATTGAGTTGGCCAGGTTGCAGGCGAACATTGACGCAACAACCGCCGGAACGCAGGCGCGCGTTGACGCCGAAATCGCATTCAACGAACGCAAACAAGCGTTGGATTTAGAGGATGCGGCGTACATGCAAGAGGTTGCCAATATCAAATTGGAACGCGAACAATCGGTTTTGGATCAGCGCGCGGAAAACGAACAATCGTTTTTCAACTTGAAACGCCAATTGTTAGACACGGAAAGGATGGACGCATTCAGCAAGGCCCAACGATTGATTGAGATTGCAAGAGACGAGGCCAACGCGCAAATAAATGAATTGCATCGCAAACGTGATGCGGAGGTGGCAGCCGCAGAAAAGGCCGGCCTGGATTCAACGCAAATCAAACAAAAATATGCCAATGAGGAAATGGCAATCAATACGGCGATTGCGATTTCGGAAAAGGATTTGGCAAAGGCAAAGATAACGGCGCAAGTTGAAGCGGCGGACGCGGTTGCGGCATCATTGAATATGGCGGCGGATTTGTTGGGTAAAAATACGGCGGCCGGTAAAACGTTGGCCGTTGCATCCGCAACCATTTCGACATTTACATCGGCTCAAAAAGCATATGAGGCGGCAATCGGAATTCCAATTGTCGGGCCGGTATTGGCGCCGATCAACGCCGGGTTGGCGGTATTGGCCGGGGTTGCAAACGTTAAAAAGATATTAGCCGTCCAGGTTCCAGGGCAAAGCGGCGGAGGCGGAGGTATTCCGACGGCCGCAACGTTACCGGCGCCGGTTAGGCCGCAGGCATTGACAACCGGATTGGATTCGGCGTCCATCCAGGGGATCGGAAACGCCGCCGCCGGTGGCGTCAATAGGGCATATGTTTTGGATTCGGACATTCGCAATAGTGACGAACGCAATGTTCGTTTGCAAAGGGCGGCGCGATTAGGATAAAATAAATAAAAAAATATAGAATGAAAAAATTACCGGTTTATGAAATGATGATCGATGAAGATATCGAATCGGATTTACAAGTTGATTTCGTGGCGTTGGTTGATCGCCCGGCCATCAAAAAGGATTTCGTAAAATTTAGCGATGAATTCGTTGAACCAACAAAGGGCGAACGGGAAACCGAATTCATGCCGCGTTGCATTTCATATGTTGTAAATGAGGGCAAAAGTACGGAACAAGCCGTTGCGATTTGTTCGTCCATGTGGCAACAACATTTCGCCGTTGGCGTTACGCATTATACAAAGGACGGCAAACCATATACCGGGCCAACGCATTTGGATCCATCCGGTCGATTGATGTCCGGCGCCGTTCATTCGGATGATAGCGTGTATTTGTACCATGAAGGCGAATTCGCCGAATCATGGAATGATTATCCGGATGCCGCCGTGGAAAATGCAAAAACCGCGTTGAGGTGGGCCGAGGAAAACGGGTGGGGTGATTGTGGGGAAGCAACCGGAAAAATCCGAGCCAATCAAATCGCAAACCGCGAAAAGTTGACACGCGAAACGATCGCCAGGATGTCGGCATTTCAAAGGCACCGCCAAAATAGCGATCGGCCATTGGGTGAAGGGTGCGGCCGGTTGATGTGGCTATCATGGGGCGGCGATGAAGGTATCGCATGGGCGGAACGCAAATTGGAACAAATCGACCGCAAGGGATTCGCAATCCAGGATGAAGATAAGCGCATAATATCCGGGCCATTGATGATCGCCAACCAAAGGATTTTTAGAACCGATCCGGAGTTGGGCGATTATGAGGTGTATTTTTCACCGGAAACAATAAAGAAAATCGCCATAAAAATGGCGAAAAAAGGATTTCACAACAATGTTAATTTGATGCACAATGCCGACATGAAGGTTCCCGGCGTGACATTGTTTGAAGTTTTCCAATCGGACAAAGCGCGTGGCATCCGTCCGATGAAAGGGTTCGAGGATTTGGCGGATGGAACCTTGTTTGGATCAATGTATGTCGAAAATCCGGTGGCCTGGCAAATGATAAAAGACGGATTCATCAAAGGTTTTTCGGTCGAAGGAAATTTCGGAATGAAAAAAAAGGATGAATATTTGGAACAATTCGAAAAAATAGTTGACATTTTAAATTCAACAACCATTTAATTTCCGCCACAAACAAAAAAGATAATCACATGACACCAAAGGAAGCAGTTGAAAAAATCCGTACAATGATATTCGGCGACATGGAAAAGCAAGTCGCAACACCGGCACCGGCGGAGCCGTTGAAGTTTGCGGAGTACAAATTGAAATCCGGCGCGATTGTTGAAGTTGACAAAGTAGAGGTCGGCGGATCGGTTACATTGAACGGCCAACCGGCACCGGATGGCGAACACGAATTCGAGGATGGAACAAAAATCGTTGTTGCCGGCGGATTGATTACCGAAGTAATGAAACCCGAAGTTGCACCGGTTGTTGAGGTTGAAGTCGAGGCAATGAAAAAATTACCTGGAATGTTCAGCGAAATGGAGCAAGGTTTCGCGGCCGCGAAAACCGACATCGCCGATTTGAAAGCAACAATCGACGAACAAAAAAACACAATCGCAAAACAAGCGGAAACATTGAAACAAATGTTTCACCTGGTTGAAACCATCGCGAATAATTCCGTACAATCACCGGTTGAACCCGTGAAATCATTCGATGAATTGTCGCCGTTGGAAAAATTCCGCGCGCAAAAATCATTTTAATATGGCATTAAAAATAAAGGACGGCGTTTCGATTTGGGCATATGGCAAAGGATCGAACCCGTTCACATCGGAATCGAAGTTGAGCCAGGAACAATTGGAACATTTGAAATCCAGGTTCCCGGACGACATCGAGGAAATAAAGGAAACAAAATCATCAAAAACTAAAAATCAATAACAATGGCAATTTCAGCAAGTATCGTTGACATACGCGGTAAAGCATATGAACCCGTATTGGAAGAACTTTTATTTGAAAACAAAACGATTTCCGAAAATTTGGTTTCGTTTGAAAGCGATGTGAAAAACGAAAGTATTTTCACCGAAAACACAAACATCGTCGCATTGCAAGCGTATTCATCCGGAACGCCAACAAGCAACGGAACACTTTCATTGGTTGACACATCCGTGACACCAACAAAGGTGATGTTTTACCAGGAATTCGATCCCAACACTTTGAGGCCTTCAAGGTTCAAGCGCAGCATGAAGCCAGGCGCGTGGGAAATGATGTCAACCGAATTCGAAAGAGTTGTGTTGGCCGCATACGGAAAAGAGGTTTCATATGATGCAGAATTGAAATGGTGGAGTGGTATTTTGGCCGCTACCAAAACATCAATCGCGGGCCTTACACCCGGCACCGGTCAAACATCCGTTGGCGCCGCCGAGCAAACATGGGCAGCCGCACAAACCGCCACACAATTTGACGGCGTTGTTGCAAAGATGATCTACAACAATGGCGCGCTCGGATTGCGTGTAAAGGTTGCAGGAACAACAATCGATGCCACAAACGTTGCGACCGAGTATGGCAAAGTTTACGCCGCGATTCCTGCAGTTGTTTTGGCACAAACCGAAAAGCCTTATTTCTACGCTCCATATTCGCACAAACAATTCATCAACATTTTCAATGTTAATGCAACTTATCGCGATTTGTTCAGCGTTGACATCAAGGCCGATAAATATTTCTACAACGGAATCGAAATCAAATTTGTTCCGGTTCCCGAAAATTGTATCATCGCCGCGTTGCCATCAAACTTGATTTGGTGTACTGACCTGGTCGCCGATATCAATAGAATGGAAATCAACAAGATTGCAAACAATCGTGAGGACATGTTCGTGAAACACATTTTCACTATCGCCGCACACGTTGCAAGACAAGCGAATAACGTTTTGTATCTCGGATAATTAATTCAATAACGGGGCCGGGCATTAAAATCCGGCCCTAATTTAAACATAATATTATGGCATGTGCTTTAACGCAAGGTTACAACCTGGATTGCCGGTTTAATTATGGCGGCGTAAAGGAAATATATGTGATCGAATTCGAAAACGTTTCCGCAATTACCGAAACCGCCGGAGTTATTTCCGCAATTACAAAGGTTGCAACAAAGACATTTAAGAAATATAATTTAATCGCGCATACCGCCGAAGCGGACGAAGCGTTTGCAGGAAACCGCGAAATGGGAACCCTGGCCAACAAA